AATTCCATCACCAACAGCGTATCCACTTCCACCTTCAGCTATAGTAAATGCCTGAATACCACCAGTCTGATAAGTACCAATTTCAGTTATATTAACAACAGCACCAGATCCAGATCCAGTTTGAGCAACAGTTGGGTAACCATCACCAACCTGATAGAAAAGACCACCATAGTAACTTAAACTGGGGGTAGTAGTTATAATACTAGTACCACCTAAAAGATATCCATAAGGACCATAAATGGGATATCCATCAAATGACATACCAAGAATCTTAGAATGTCCATCTGTATGTCTTGAACGATCAATAGTCGCAGGATTGTTTGAATCACTTTGATAAAAATTATCAGTATAATAAGTATTTGGTCTTGGATCGTTATCAACTGTTGAATCAAAAATCATATATCCTTCATCACCAGTGTAACCAGACATATGTGTATGGTAAGCACAATGGTAATAAATTCTTGCTGATTCATCCTGATTCATAATGAATAGCGGTTGATATTCATTTTCATAATCAGCCGCAGGTGCTTCTGTTACTCCAGTGCTCTTATAATAAAGTGTACCAGGAGTTTGATTCAAAGGACCATCTGGAGTTGTACTAAATCTCATTGGATGCCCTTGAGCACCTTGACTATTAGAACTATCAGATTGATTCCAAATAATCAAATAATTTCTTTGAACTTTAATATTCTCAGGAGCCATATAATAGGTTCCTGGAGTAAATGAACCAAACTCACTTGCTTCTGTACCAAAATCAATATAGAATACCCCAGTTGGAAATGCTAAAGGAACTTCTTGAATTTTAAAATTAAACCCGTTAGATCCTAAACACCCGTCACCTTGAGAGAATGATGCAGATGTAGAAAGGTCTCTTAGATATATTCTAGTAACTACGTTTTGATTATTTCTAACAACTTTAGCAATTTCACCTCTAGCATTTCCAGCAATTTCATCAACTAATCTACCAACAGTAATAGTTCCTAATGTTTCATCAACATCAGTAACTTGCAACATGATATTATCGTATTCAACTTTAATATTCCAAGTAAATGGTCTTAATAATCCCCAATCAAATACACCATTTTTTAATTCCCATTCATTAATAAGTTTGTTTGAATGATAATATTTGATATTGTTTTCAGTAACAACATCATATGCATCATTAGATTTAACGTAATTATTTTTAACTGCATCAATAGAATGTCCTGGAGGAGCATTACCATCTGGACCCCATTCAGGAGTATGAAGTAATCCACCATTTGCTAAAATACCTACAACCTTATCTTGTTGATTTTCTCTAGTACCATTATTAGGAACGTCTTTACCACCTCTAAAAACAAAGGTTTGATTAAATGTTCTATCAACTAAAGGACCACCACCTGGTGCTGCCTCTGCTTGAGTCCAAGTAGGTTTTGGATGATTGTCTGATGCAATTAATAATCTATCAGTAGTTCCTGAAAAAGCACCAGTAGTTGTAGAGTTAGGATGCGTTTGCCATATTCTATTGAAATCAAATGATGTTACAACATTAGGAGTTTCTCCTTGTGGGATAATTTGTAAACGTAAAGGATCATATCCACTACCTCTATTCAGAACCCTAACATGTATAATCTTTCCTGAATCAGAATCGATAATTGGATATAATAATGCCTCTACATCTGGAGTTCCACATCCAGTCACAGAAAGTTTAGGTGGGTCGGATACCGAGTATCCAGATCCCCCTTTTAATACTTCTACTGCACGAACACCAAAAGTCTCATCGAAAATTGGGTTAATTACAGCACCAGATCCAGGAACAGTTCTTGCCATTTATATCAACTTACAACGTTAATTTGTCCTTGCATTGATGCATGGAGTGTACACTGATAATACAGTGTTGTTGGAGCATCCATAGGAACAGTCCAATAGAGAACACTAGTTCCACTACCAGATTGACCAGCAGTATATGGAGTTCCAGTTAAACCCTGTGTGCTCTGTACTCTAAATGGATGAGCACCACCCATTGTAGTATTATCAAAAGCATAGGTAAAACCTCTATGCACATAAAGAGTTGGGTCATTAGTTGCAGAAGCAAATCCAGGTCCATCAAAAGTATAGTCTGTGCTTCCGTTAGAACCTAACTCCCACCATGTAATAGGACTTCTTGTTTTAGTCCAATTTGTTCCATTCCAAAATAAAGAATCACCTTGAACAACACTAGAAACATCAACGTCCGTTAAAGATGCTAATGTTGTAACAAGTGTACCATCAAAGTTTACTGTGAGTGTATCACCAGATACTGCTGTTGCAATATTAGTTCCACCAGCAATGGTTAATGTATCTGTTGTAGTATTAGCACTTGTTGTACCAGTATCACCACCAACAGTTGCCCATAGGTTTTGTTGACTAGCACCAGCAGCATCATCACCAGGAACAAATTTACCTCCACTAACACTCCACTTTAGAACTTGTCCCTCAGTAGGTGCTGCAGTAGTAATATCAATATCTTTTAAAAGATCAACACTAGAATACTGTGTTAAAACTTTTGCTTGCACATCACCAGCACCACCAGCAGTAATATTAATGTTTACATATGGGTTGTCATCACCATCAACTGTAAAGAAATATCCTGTGTATGTTGCAGCAGCAGGAGCACCAGCAAGTGTGCTGAATTCATTTTTATATTTTACTTTAGTTGGAAAATCAATCGTTCCATCAGTTCCGTTAAAGGTATTAGTAATACTACCATTACCAATAGTTACATTACCAGTTCCATTAGGAGCAATATTAATATTACCATTGGAAGATGATATGATTGAGTTACTATTAACATCTAAAGCAGATGTTAGATTTAAATAATCGGAAGCAACAAAGTTTGTTCCATTATAACGTAATACCTGACCACTACCTGCAGAAGCGAGACTAATGGTTAAATCTGTACCATTACCTAGAGCAGTATATAGTTCATTGAAATTGTCATTAACTTTATCACCGCCAGCACGGAGAGTATCCCCCGTGTTGTCGTTAGCATTAGTACCAAGACTTAATAGTTGTTTAGCCATTACTCACTACTATTTTTTTAGTTATTTATGGGGTTTCGGGGTCTACCTCTTCTTCACCGTATAGTGAAAGATCGGGTGCAGTCCAATTATCATCCACTACAGTTTCAACTGCAACGTTAGGAGTTTGATATCCTGAACCAGTATTATTAATCTCAACACCAGCAACACCGACTAGTGCCTTAACGTTACCATCAAAACCAGATATAGAATCAAGTCTGACAGTTGGTCTAGTTGTATAACCAGATCCACCTGATGTAACCTGAACAGTATCAATAGTTCCTGAAGTAATATTTGCTTGACCTTGTGCGTCTTTACCGAATACAGAACCCAAGTAATCATAAGTGATTAGAGAGTTTGAAGATTCAATAACAGCAACTTCTCTGTCTGAAGTCTCACCTTGGATGTCAATAAAGTCACCAGGTTCGATAGGTGGAACAACTTCAGCAGCATCAACGTCTGCCTCAGAACCAACGTAGGAGAATGCTACGAATGTTGATCCTACACGAGGAATCTCAGAGAAGATGATTCTAGAACCAACGATCTCGAAACCTACGCCTGGTTCCTGAATAACACCATTAAGAGAACAAATGATATTATTTTCTGGAAGAATTGTACTGGACTGAACACCTTCAGTTAGAGTCAATGAGTAGAACACTTCATTACGCTTGAGGTTGAATGACTGACGTAAGGAGTCAAACTCGAAGGATATATCATCCAACTGTCTCAATTTACCAACGTAGAATCCTGTGAAGGATGCACCTAGTTCTGGTGCTTCAGTAAACTGAATCTGGTTGGAGAACGCTGTATATGCGTTAGTTGCGCCTGGAGGTTGTAATATACCATTAAGGAATATTAACATATGACCTGCAGGATCAGGTAAGTAAGATGTTCCTGTATTAATTGTTAGTGGGAACGTAGTTGTAGTTCCATCAAATCCCTTGAAGGAACGCTTAACACGTGCCTTAATTTCAGTGATTCCAAGAACTACAGACCTGTAAGCGTCAGGACCGATAATGAAATCTTTATCGTCAAATGTTCCTGCTACGTCTGTGAGATATATTCTCTTATTCAGAGCAATATCACGAATATCCTGTACGAGTCCTGCAGCAGCACCTTGAGTAGTAACAATCGTTAGAATTGTTGCGTAACCAATCGGGAACGAAGCATTTGTGCCATAGTCACCTATAACATCACCCTGCGTAAATGTTCCTTGGTATTCTGCGACATAGATGTAACTATTATCAAGATCAACTTCAGTGATAATACCGTATGTGAGAGGATCTTGAATACCAGAAACAACCTTATAAAGTCTATTACCTTGAGTGAAACTATTAAGTCCACTTAGAACAGAAATACCAAATCTCTTATATCCACCCGAAGCAATTCTATCACCAACCGTTATATCAAGACCAGCGTATTTAGATACGTCTATATATTGTCTCGAAGATGATGGGTAAACAACAGATGTTGCTTCAAATGTTCCTGTTAATGATTCAGTATCAACGGTTAATGTTCCACCAGTGTTATCTGTTATAGAAGCTTCTGCCTTAATGTAACCAGTAGGTGATGCTGTAGCAGAACTTGCATAACCCTTGAATGGGATATCATTCTCAAATTGTCCCTTAACATCAATGATATGAAGTCTATCTTCTATAGCACTGATCTGTGCAGTAGTTGAGTTAGTAGCACCAACAACTTGGTCTGTAACTGCCCAAGGACCAGCAGTAACTTTAACATCTAGGTACTTGTAGTTCTCATCAAAATGGTATCCATAAACAACACCAGTAATAGAATTATTACCGAGTTTAGCAACTACTTCATTCATAGTGAATGGACCGTCAGTTATATCACCATCAATTCTAAATCTCTGGTAAACTTGAACAACCTTACCTGAGTTCTCACTAATTTCTTCAATTTCAGCATTAGCATCACTTTGAAGTCCATAAACATAAATTGAATTTTGTAGTCCACCAGTAATACCTGCGGGAATACTTCTAGTTCCATAAGTCTTAGTAGGAATAGAAACTCCATTCGTTGTAGTAAGAGTTGTATAGTAACTATCAACTGTTAATTGTTCGCGAATAATATTTAAGTTATATCTAACTAATCTTTCAATTGAGCGATACTTATAATCAGTATCAAGTGTATTATCAAAGTATGAATAGAATCCTGAGTTTGTGGAAGGTGATATTAGAGATCCTGTAAGTGCCTTAATCATATAATCTTGTAATAGATCTAATGCGTAAGTCTTAATGTTATACTCTGTATCAGCATAGAATACCTGACCAGCAGCAGATTGATAAGGATCAAGAATACCCTTAAAG